ATATGCTGCTCGATATGCGGGTCGAAGTCAGGAATCCGAAGACCGGCAAATCTTGCGTTGCTCTGCCGGCGGATTGGGGGCCACATTCCGATACTGACAGAATCGCAGATTGCTCTCCGGCTGTACTCGAGTATTTGGATCTGGTTACCGATGATGAAATCGAAATTAGCTACCCTTATCAAGAGGATCAACCGATGAGTAACGAGATTCCGGTTTGCATCGACATCAGTCATTGGCAGGATTTTCCCGACATGGATGAGGTCTATGCCAGTGGAGTCCGGGGCATGATCCATAAAGCGACAGAAGGGACCACGTATGTGGACCCAAATCGCTCCAAGAATTGTAGTAATGCGCTGGCCGCTGGTCTTGCCATCAGCACGTATATGTGGATCAAACCTGGCGATGGCGCTGCGCAGGCTGAGTTTTATCTTGCCACGATCGATCCTACTCCTGGCGAAAGAGTAGTGATCGATTACGAGGAAGACGGTTGTTCGTTGACGACGCTCAAGAACGCGGTGCAGGCGATTCTGGACTATGGCAATGAGTTAAAAATCACGGTTTACTCAGGCCATCTTTTGAAGGAAGTCCTTGGCGATTCGCATGATGCTTTTTTAGCGCAACATACCGATCTCTGGCTGGCGCAATATACCAGCGACGAAAGTAAAATTTCATGGCCGGAGGCAACCTATCCAAAATGGACGCTCTGGCAGTATTCGGAAACCGGAGAGATTCCAGGTATCGACGACAGTTACGTCGATCTGAACAACTATAATGGCAACGACCAGGAATTCCTCGAATGGATCAATCCGACCGGGGTCAAGCCAAAGCCGCCGAAACCTGTTGATCCAGTCAAGCAGCAGGCCAGAGAGACCGCGCGTCGGACCGCCAAGCGGGTGGTCAGACGCATGTTCAAGCGTGGACCAGACATCGGGAGATCGTAATAATGCTCAATCACGCTGCTGGGAGTGGGCAACATACTTACAAAGCACGAGGAAAAGATTGTTACGAGACTCCACCGGAGGCGGTGCACGCGCTGCTGAAGGTCGAGAAGCTGCCGAAGTTTATTTGGGAGCCCGCCTGTGGTCCCGGCAGTATTGTGCGGGTGTTACAGGCTGCTGGACATACGGTGTTTGATACTGATTTACATGATTATGGGCAACGATGGGTCAGTGATTTTTTAGGTCCAGATACCGATACTCGGCAGGCCAGTTGTATCCTCACCAATCCGCCGTACAAGCTGGCGCAGAAGTTCGTCGAGAAGGCGCTCGAACATGCGCCGCTGGTGATCATGCTGCTGCGGTTGGCGTTTCTCGAGAGCCAACGGCGTACCAATATTCTCGAGCACAGCGGACTGGCGCGGGTGCATGTGTTCCGCAACCGGCTGCCGATGATGCACCGGAAGGGCTGGACCGGCAAAAAAGCCTCCAGCGCAATCCCGTTCGCTTGGTATGTCTGGGAGCGGGGGTACACGGGCCCGATTACCGTCGATCGGATTTCGGCTTAACCAATTCTTAAGAATTAATCTCTAGCCTCCTCGACAGCCCAGCTGCCGAGGAGGATTTCGCATGCGCGCCAACAATCTCAGCGTCAACGGTACCAAAAAGGAAGCCCAGCATAATGTGACCTTTGCCGAGGGTGGCGATACCCACATGTTCGGCAAGCAGGCCGCTGGTCCAGACAAGCCCGGTAATACCGGCAAGGATACGTCTGGTGCGCCGGGGGCGAAGTTTGCTGCCGGCGGTTCCAACAAGATGTTCGGCTTCAACCCGGCGCAGGCCCAACAGCCCGGCCGCACGAGTGCACGCTGATGCCCCGGGCTCCAGGTACGGTGATTCCGCGTCCGGTCGGACGTCCGGTGTCGTCGGTTCGTGATTCCAACGATCCGGCCAAGGCGGTAATGGCCGCGCCCCGGATCAGACCGACATCCACCCGTAATTACGGCAAGGGCGGCGATCTCTATTCCGGCGCGCCGGATATGGGCATTCGCGGAGCCGGAATCGGTTACGGAGGCCCCAATGTTCCATAATAAACCGTTCAAGAAGGACCTCACTCCGTTCGCCAAGGGCGGCAAGGTGGTCAAGCATGTCGGCAAGGGTGCGACCGAACAGTCTACGCGCGGTGGCCGTGCTACCATCACCGGCGGCGATCCCTTTGCGCGGATGGCTAATCGCTACCCTACCTCGCCGCAGGATCTAGGTGCGGGAGATTCCGTCGGGACTCTGGGCGGACCGCCGATGCCACCTTCTCCGGTGCCGATGGGGTCCAAACCCCCCTCGGCACCTACAGCCATGATGCCGCCGGATACAGGCGGCGGTGAGCCAGATACGGACGACGCGGCGTGAGTTCGACCAGTGATTTGACAATCAAGGCGCGATTCATGCGCAACGCGGCACCGCGTGTATTTGACGATTTTTTCGCGGCTTTCGAACAATACGCCAGTGCTGCAACGGCCACGATGATCATGACGACTGAAAATTTGCAGCTCTACCAGGGTCACGCGCAGCAGTGCGTCAAAATTTTGAAAGCTCTCGAGGAGGCAAAAAATGCCGGTTGACGTCGTGGTTGACCAGAAACCGATGGCCAAGCTGCCTTATGATCCGGAATCAATTCCGCAGGCTGTTCGCGATCGGGTGGCAGCGGTTGAAAAGCTGTATTCCCCCCCTTCAGGCGATGTCCAGCAGCCAGCGCCTGAAACTCCGCAGGTGCCGGAGAAACCGGTGTCGTCCTCCCAGACAAGCCAGCCGGCGCCTGCGGATGCTCCCGAGGACGAGAATTCCCAGAGCTGGAAGCATCGCTATCTGGCCATGCAGGGTCGCTGGCAGGGCGCGACAAAAACGATCGGGGAAATGCAGGAACAAATGATGCAATTGGGCAGTGAATTGATGCACGCCCAACAGGCCAGACCGGCTTCCCCGCCGAAACCGCAGACGCAGGCCAACTATTTAACGGATGAGGATGTTCAGAATTACGGGCCGGATTTGCTCGATGTTACCCAGCGCGCGGCGCGCCAAGCGATCGACCCTGAACTGCGGGAAGTCTGGCATCAGACTGCCGAACTGCAAAAGCGTTTGGCGGCGGAAGCCCGTCGTCGGCTGGATCAGGCGGTCGAACTGGCGGTGCCGAATTATCGGGAAATCGATCGCAACCCACGCTGGCATCGTTGGTTGCTTGGAGTTGACGTTTTATCGGGACGTGTTAGACAGACATTGCTGAACGAGGCCATATCCAGCAGCTCTGCTCCTAGGGTGATCTCGTTTTTCAAAGGCTTCCAGAACGAGGAAGCAGCCACGGGCCATATCGAGCCAGCACCTACCTCCCAGCAGCCAGCGGCTCCTAGGGAAGCGGTGATGAATCTGGCGACATTAGCGGCTCCTGGACGGGCAAGGCCGGCCACCGGTGGTGACACCTCGGTGCCGCCCGACAAACCCATTTACACACGCGCTCAAATCGCGCAGCTGTACCGTATGCATCAGAAAGGTGCGTATGTCGGTCGTGAGGCCGAATGGCAACGCCAGGATCTCGATATTATTGCAGCAGGTCGCGAAGGGCGCATCCGGTAAACCGGGGGGTGCCTGACGACTCATGATGCGCGGTAGCCCCCATGCACAGGGGCTACGCCTATGCCTATTGGTACCGCTGGTTATCCTATTGCTGGTCCAGCAACCAGCACTCCGCTTACGCCTGTTGGCTCGACTGCCAACACCCTCCAAGCGACTGGATTTATTCCGGAAATTTGGTCGGCCAAGCTGGTCGAGAAATTCTATGCGTCCACCGTCCTGTCGGCGATCTCCAACACCGACTATGAGGGCGAAATCCAAAATATGGGCGATAGGGTGAAAATCAGGACGAAACCTACTATCACCATCAAGGATTACCAAGCAGACGGTCTGCTTGGCCTCGACCGCCCCTCCGGCGGCAACGTCGAGCTTTACATCTCGACCGGCAAGTACTTCTCCCTGATCCTCGACGACGTCATGGAAGTTCAGAGCGATCTCAATATTTTGAGCATGTGGAGCGACGATGCCGCCCAACAACTTAAGATCACTGTAGACCGCGATGTACTCGGTGGGATTGTAGGGGGCGCAGCTGCCTTCAATAAGGGGGCGACCGCCGGTGCCATCTCCAAGAACCTCAATCTCGGGATCAAGGGGACGCCCATCGCGGTGGCGCAGACGCCGACCGCTGGTCAGGCGACGATTCTGGACGCACTGCTTCGTCTCGGCCAGTGCCTCGACGAGCAGAATATTCCGGAAGAGGGTCGCTGGGTGGTGATGTCGGCGGCTGCCGGACGCTATCTCAAGCAGTCCGAACTGCGTCAGGCTTATTTGTCTGGCGATCCGGTGTCCATGCTTCGCAACGGACGCCTCGGGATGGTGGATCGTTTCACCATCTACATTTCCAACCTGTTGCCGTCTGTGACGACGGACGCGACCAATTTCGCGGCCGGCGAACAGCCGATTTTTGCCGGACACGCTCATGGACTGACGTTTGCCAGCCAGATCAGCAAGGTGGAAACCCTGCGTTCTGAGCTGACCTTCGGTCAGATTCTGCGCGGTCTGCAGGTCTACGGTTACCAGATCGTCGATAACACGGCGCTCTGCGAGGCCAAGATCAGCCTCGTCTGATTAACCGTTTCTTAAGAACTCGTCCCTAGACTCCCGCTGAACAGCGGGAGTCTAGGGATGGCAACGTCCCCAAGCTATTTCGGGAATTTCGGTGATCGGGATCAGCCCACGCTCAACACGGTGGCTGACTACGTCGCCGATGCCCGGGTTCTGCTGCAGGATCTGGTTCCAGACTATCGCTACACGGATAAATCGATGTTGACGGCGTT